TTTTTAAAAATGTCTGTATGGGCATCTGATTCACAAATCCTTGACCTTGCAAAACACTTATACTTAGCTGGCCCTGATTACATTGAGAGGATTCTTGGTGCAGACCCACATGATACTTTACGCTGTGATCCCACGATCATACCAGACCTGTATACTGATTGTTGGGAATCTTTGGCTGAATACTTACATTGGCCACTTGCAGAACAAGATGCAACAGCCTATGAACACTTCACACAACTTGCTAAGTCAATCACAACTTGGCGTGTAGGCATACATGCAATCTATACATTAGTAGATGAGGTTCGTAGGGGTCGATTCATCTGTCGTCCAGCTTTTGATAGGAACTTCATTCAGGACACCGTTGATGAGACGATGACTTTGGTTTGCCCATCAACCCAGATCACTCCGGCAAGGTTCATTTCAAGGGCCAAACAAACGTCAATGGCAAGTAAAACATCAAGCGAAAGGTGGGAAGATGTGGCCGAAGCACTCAAACATGCACGTTTTCTGTTTACTCAAAAGAAAGATGGGTTGATTGAGCTGGAGCATACCAAGTATCTTGGGGGACCACCTAAATCGTTTGTTGGTTATGTGTACAATAACCTCCTGTATTTTTTCGGTCGAAATCAAGTACAGCAGGTTGGGTTGGTCCTAAGTCGACAGAATTTTGACTACCTGATTGGTGCACTGACCAGGCTTGGAAATCTCACACAGTATGTTTTACGTCATCAAAACCAAGAGACTGCCAACGAACAATTGTGTTATTTAGATGAAATGATTCGAGATGCAGCCAAAGCTCGTCGGAAAAACGCAAATTATGTAGCACGATGTCATCACAAAATACGTGCAATATACCAGATGAAAATCTTAGAAAGTGAATTTGACAGTGCAGTAGAAGGTGAATTACGTGATTATCATCTCGATGGATTGCAGGAGGTAACAGACAAAAACAAGTACCTTCAAATGCTTGATGCAATGACACCATTACATGCGTTGGAAGTAATCCATTTCTATAAATGGATGCCACCACCTGATTTCGATGCTACATCCGCACCTGCAGTCGTTCAGCAATACCATGCTAATCCACGACCAAGTGGGGCTGATCAGAATGCAGACCCAGTTTTAGCTGCAAATTACGAGCGGGTCAAATTGGAGCGAAAAATCAACGTGGCACATGCATACAAACGCCGACACGGAACATGGCCAGTTGGCTTGAATGTGCGCGGTAACCATGTCACTCCAGCAGAAGCTAGGGCATGGGATGCAAATGCATTTGAGTTGTATCATCAAATGGGCAAAGATGTGGTAGGACAGATCAAAGATAAGACAATTGTGTCGCCATCAATGCAAAAGGAGCTATTTGGAAAAAAACATGTAGTGGACAAATCTTACCTGTTATGGTATATGGCAAATGCAGGCAATATCGACACACAAGCTGACCTCCATGCATTGGCTACTGGGGTGCTTGCAGAGGATAATTACGTCCGATCTGCATATAAGCCAGAGGCCCACAAACCTGACTCCCGTTTATTCTATATGGCACCACCTCGTCAACGTACATTACTTGGTGAATTTGAAGGTAACCTCGCCAACATGGCTCGTTATTACCCAGGCTCTCTCATGGGGAAAGATACTGGCGACAAAGCAAGGATTATATCTCGGATAATGGATCTTGACACTGATGTCGACAATCTACCCTCAAATGTTGACACCACATTATATGTTGTTACATTTGACCTCACCAAATTCTCGCCCCGCTCAAACCCAGCTGTGACGAAAGATTACCATGACTTTTGGGCCAAAGTGTATGGGAAACCAGAGTTGACCTCCCTTTATAGTATCGGCTGCGAATCTACTATCACACACACAACAGCAGGGGTCATACATCAGTACAAGAACAATGGTTGTGACTTAGAAGGTTTCCGTGGAAAGATGATGACAATGTTCCATTCTGATTTACTTGCAGCTGCATGTAGGCTTGCACGTGAACGTGGTTACATCGCAGGTCGTAGTGATCTCGCTGACTTCATTGACGATGGTGCGGTGAAAGTTGCTGTTGTTGCAAATGGCAGTGGTGCACTTGCAAGAGCAAACGCAGCTGCATTTCTAGGAACCATGCAGGAGATATATGCATCAGCTGGTCAAGATAACAATCCATCCAAAACAGTTGTTTCACAAGTGGGTGGTGAGATTCTGGCACAATTCTATTATCGGGGTTTACTTGTCCCACAAGGAGTGAAAGCTTTGATGCGATTGGCTCCTGACTATGAAAATGCCGCCGCGACTTTTTCTGAAGAGGTCGATCAACTATATGCTACAACACAAGGAGCTGTGAAAGACGGTGCAAACTGGGTAGTAGCATATCGGATGATGGTTGAGGCAGTAGTCAAGTCAGTGTGTAGGTGGGTAAGGAAAGGGTATGTAATGTTAAGACCTCATAGACTGGCAATGAAGTTGATCACACCCAAGTCTTTTGGTGGTCTCGGCATTTCATCATTACAGGGATTGGTTACCAACACTGCCATTAACCAGACTATTGAGGGCGCTGGCATGCTTAACCGCATAGCGCGAGCTTACCCACAGCATGCACTTGAAGTCAGAAACATCATCACACAAGGTGTTGTTACTAGGGATGCATTGTCAATATTGCGAGACCCCTTACGTGTACGCCTTGCCTGTCCAGTTTTGATTGAGAATCGATTGATTATGCAAGTTGTTAAGTGGTTGGAAGAAAATGCAGGTGAGTATACAGCTTTCATGGCAGCGTACAGATCCGTGGACTTGCTAGAACATGCCAAGAGTGTAGCCGAAGCATTGCTGCAATCTGGTGTGATTAATGTTCCACTATTTGAACGCGCTTGGAAGAGTACCCCTTTAGCATACGTTGAGAGTGTCATTGGGAAATTCAAACGTTCAGCAACTGTCATTTCTTTCCTAGGTTATAGAAAACTCAATATGATAAGAACAAAAAATTTAGTTGATCTTAAAGCTGTGTTAGAAATGCAATATTAACCAAAAAAACAAATGGTGGTACTGTATGTGTACCTTACTTAGTTACTAGTTAAACCCTGAAGCGGGACATTGATGCCTACTAGTAATTTTGTACCATTTAATAAAAAAACTGGTGCTTAATGGAATAGTGTATCGTGTCTTATTGGGTACTTTTTTACCCCACTTAGAAAAGTTTTGG